CATAGGCCCACCGCGCCCGCGCCTCCCCATCAGGGGCGAGGGGGCAACGTTTATTGGCCCTGAACGGAGACCGGGAGCCAACTGGAGAGAGTCTGACTTCGACAAGGCCGCGAGGCTAGGCGTGGACATCGGGGGACTGTTTGCTGGCGCTACCGGACTCGTCAACAGGGTTCGCCAAGCGCATAACGCCACAAAGCTTGCGAAGTTCCTGTCTCCTCAAGAGCTGTTCGGGCCAATCCCCTACCAAATAAGACTTTCGCCTGAGCTTGTTCATGGCTTGAATCAGGGAGCCGCGAGACCAGCCAACACGCTTCTTCCAGAGGTTATTACTGATAGGCTTTTTCATCTTCAGTCTTCTCCTTTTCTGAGAGCTAAAGGGAAAACGGTTGGAGAACTGAAGAGAGAGATGCCTCCAGGCTATAATATAGTCCATGCGATAGACCATTCGGGACAGAACATGGAAGTCAACGCAAAAAACATGGACAGAATTAAAGCTGGACTTGGGACAAGAGTTAGTACGTCGTCTGTTCTAAGGGGCAAGAAGACAAACCTATACTATGACGGGAGAGAGGATAGAGGAAGCATCGGGTACGTTGTCGGTGATGACGCTGAAATTGCAGAACTGTACGCATTTAACGCTCAAAGCGGTTACAAGAAAATGGCTGGGGATATGGTCTATAAAGCGGCAGAGCATCAAGTAGACTATCCAACGATTCAATACCAAGACGATCTCGCCAAGGGCATCGGCCGCATGGGGACAGTCAATAGAACGCCAGAAAATAGAGTCCCCACCTATGACGGCACAGAGGCGTATTACAATAATGTGAGGTTAATGTATAATGACATCCCGCGTCAGTTGGAGCGCCCATTCCTTGAATATCACCGCCAGAACTTGAGCGCCCCAAGGGCTAGATATGATGAGATTCTTGTTGACAATCCAAACATGGCATCTGTGTTTGTTACGGATAGAGCTAGTTCGGATAGCTTTAGGAAGGCCGTGAGGCTTGCGAAGAGGCAGTCTCTTCCTTTGTCTTACTTGAATCAGGCTGGAGAGATAAGCGAACTTGATGTTAAGTCCTTCGCCAAGTGGCTCAGGCTCAGGGATAAGGTTATGAACAAGTATGCGTTTGGAATCCCAGCTGGAGTCGTGGGCACAGCCGCATTGGGGGGCGCGGAGGCGAATAACAGAAAAGGGAGGTTCTCTAAGTGAGTATTTCCAAATACTTCACAAAGGCAGAGCTTGAGTGCCCGCTAACTGGCGAGTGCAAAATGGATGAAGCCTTTCTTCATAAGCTCGATGAGATGAGGGAGCGGTATGGGTCTCCTGTCTACGTCTCGTCTGGGTTCCGTAGTCAGATGGGGAATAGGAAGATCGGTGGACATCCACGGTCGCTCCACATGAAGGGACAGGCGATTGATATACCAATGACAGACCCATACGAGAGATGGAGCTTGGTGTACGCTGCCATGTCCGTTGGCCTTGGTGTTGAAGTCTGCGATAGACATGTTCATGTAGAGTATCGTGAAGGACGCAAGCCGAAGCTGTGGAGTGGCATTAGCAAGTAAGAGCGTATGGAAAAGATCATAATCAACCACGAGAGCGGGACGAAGGAATACATAGTCTACGAGAAGGAAGAGGCTGATGCTGCCGGTGTTGACTACGTTCCATGGAGAGAGGCAGAGGTAGGGAAACACGTCCTAACGGACGATGGCCTTGTTGCAGAGGTGATCAAGTGGACGAGGTATAGTAGCTCACCAAGGGGCGATAAGGATAAGCACTATATCCGATGCCCATGGGGTGCGGCCTTTGTCTTCCCGCATATTCCAACCCAGTTGCTAAAGGGGCGTGGACGAAAGAACAAGTACGACGTTAGCGGGAAGCTGACCAAGGTTGAGAAGGAGATGACTTCCAGCCTGATGAAGAACATGGCAATGGTCTATGCGATGACCATGAACCAGGAGAAGACGCTGAACCACGTGTACCCAGAGGCTACACGGCAAGAGTACCGGCAACTGAAACGCAAAATGTGCACAAAGGTGTTTAGAGATATGGTGAGACAAGAGCTGAGAGAGCACCTTGATGCTGCTGGCATCAATGAAGCGAAGGCACTGACCTTCCTAAAAGAGATCGTAGAGATCGCCAAGGAGAAGAAGGACGTTACCAACATGATGCGTGCCTTCGAGAACATGAAGTCTATCCTTGGCATGGAGCAGCGAGAGAAGCAGACAACCACCCTGCAAGTTACCGCTGGCTCCAACAGAAAGTTGATTGACATGTTGAATGATGAAGAAGCGAAACTTACATTGACCCACAAGGTGGAGAAGGATGTCCAAGTCGAGGAAACCGATGAAGATCTCGGACGAGAAGTGGTGGAAGCGGAAACAATCGAAGACGTTTCGTATCCGCAGGGAGATGACGAATAGTGACTCGTCCAGGTATCTTGGTGAGTGTGAGCGCAGGGAGCTAGATGAAACTACCCCACGGAAACAAGAATCTTGAGGATTATGAGCATCTTTACGAGCAGTTCCAAGCTCTAAAGAAGCTCAGGTCCAACATGCCACTCTTTGGCAGGGTCTGTTTCCCCACTGCCATTAGCAAGGCTGTTGCCCCATTCCACCATGAGATATGCAGGTCTCTTGGTGACATGGGGAAGAACCGTGTGCTCGTCTCTGCTCCTCGTGGGTCTGCCAAGTCTACCTGGTTCAACCTTATCTATCCCATGTGGCGGATCGCCTTCAAGAGCAGTGATGAAGATGTGTTCGTCGTCATTATCTCAGAAGCGCAGTCTCAGTCGATCAACTTTCTCAGCCGCATCAAGTACCACCTGAATACGTCGGCACAGTTCAGAGAGATGTTCGGCGATTTGGGTGAGAAGACGGCTATCCGCTGGACGAACAATGACGTAATCCTTGCCAACAAGGTGCGTATTGTCGCCCTTGGTACAGGTCAGCGAGTCAGAGGGTTCATCGAAGGCGACTCGCGTCCAACAGACATTATCATCGACGACTTTGAATCCGAGTTGAATGCGAACACCCCAGAGGCCAGAGCGAAGAACAGGAAGTGGGCGCTCAATGCAGTGTTCCCATCCGTGGCAGATAGTGGCAGAATCCTCATGGTCGGGACACCGATCTCAGAGGACTGCTTTCTCTATTATGCCAAAGACTCCAATATCTGGGATTCGCACTGGTTCGCTGTTTGTGAAGATCTCCAATCTGCACTTGACGGCGACGAAGACAACGCCGGGCTGCTCTGGCCAGCCAAGTACAACTGTGATAAGATCATCGAGATCTATGACGAGTTCAAGAACACGGGCAACGTACACGGCTTCTACCAGGAGTATATGTGCCAGCCGCAGTCTCCAGGAGAAGCTCCATTCCAGGAGTCCTACTTCAAGGAGTACAAGGCATCGCTTGAAAGAAAGGGGACTGATTGGTATCTTGCGTATGGTTCGGGCGAGGGGGAGACGCTGATACCTATTGACTTGTACATGGGGGTTGACCCGGCGTCATCCCTATCCATCAAGGCTGACTACTTTGTCATTGCAATCGTGGGGGTGGATAGTCATGATAACCGTTATCTTGTTGACATCTTTCGTGATCGTATTAGGCCGTCTGAGCAGCCTCAAAAGATTATTGATTGGTACAAGCGCTATCGTCCGAGAAAGACTAAGATCGAGTCTACCGCTTATCAGGAAGCGCTTAGAGATGGTGTTCGTGCTATCATGCGTGATAACGGGGTTTTTATTCCTGGCATTGAGTCTGGCCTTAAGCCTCGTAATCCCAAATCTGAGCGTCTTCTTTCACTAGTTCCCCACTTTGCTAGGGGCAAGTTTCTTTTTAGGCCGGAGCATAGGTCTGTAAAACTTGAGTTCACGTCTTACCCAAGAGGTAAGCACGACGATACAATGGATGCGATTTGGTCAGCATGTCAGGGTATGAGCCCATGCAAGAGAACCGCTGAGAAGGACGAGTCGAAGAGAGAGCGCGGAGAGCGCAAGAAGTATGATTGGATGTCTGATTTCTAGGAGAACCGATGAACAACCCTAAGCTGTTGGCTGGGAAATACAAGAGCGGTCAGGACCTTGTTACAGAGACACTGTCTCTCTACGAGAGCTTCCGCGATCTTCGTACCGAGTGGGCCAATATGGCTCAGGAGAACGCTGAGTTTCGCCTAGGCAGGCAGTGGTCTGCCGATCAGGTTAGGACGCTGGAAGACAGGGGGCAGGCTGTGGTCTCTGTCAATCGCCTTCACCCAGCCGTGGAAACAGCTAAGGCACTGCTCACGTCCAAGCGCCCATCTTTCAGATGCGTAGCTAGAGAGGATAGCGACAACAAGGTCGCCCGCGTGATGTCTGGCTTGATGGAATACATCTGGCAGATTAGCGATGGCGACGGAGTCATGCGTAATGTCATTGACGACTACTACGTCAAGGGCATGGGAGCTATGTGTGTCTACATTGACCCACTGGCGGATATGGGTAAGGGAGAAGTCAAGCTCAAGGACATTGACCCGCTTGACATCTACATTGACCCGAACTCTCGTGACCGATTTGCAGATGACGCAGAGATCATTGTCTCTCGCCTGTTCACCAAGGAGCAGGCCCAGCTTATGGAGCATAACTACCGTAGAGCGATTAACAC